CTATTCTGGGATATAGAGACCAGCCCCGTAGTCGCTACGACATGGGGTCTTGGTCAGACATACTTAACTATTAATAATCTACTTGAGGATTGGTATATCATATGTGCCTGTTGGAAGTATGCTGGAAAGGCTAAGGTTTACTCGGCAGCTATGACAAAGCCCGGTGATGACTACGCGCTAGTTAAGCAAGTACGTGATGTACTGGCTGATGCAGATTTAGTTGTGCACCACTACGGAGATGCCTTTGATCTTAAGAAGTTCAATGCTCGTCTTATACTCCACAAACTCCCCCCCTTACCCCAAATTACTACTGTGGACACTAAGAAGGCTGTAAGTAAGATTGCAGCTATGACTTCTAATAAACTGGAGTATTTATCTAAAAAGGTAACAGGAGAAGGTAAGATAAAGACAGACTACGATCTTTGGTTAAAGTGCCGGGTTGGTAACAAGAAGGCGCTACAGGAAATGATTACCTACAATAAGATGGACGTAATCAAATTAGAGGAATGGTATAATCACCTACTCCCTTATATTAAAAACCATCCACATATCTACGCTAAATATGAGGATAGGTTTGATAGCTGTAGTAATTGTGGTAGTACTGATCTTAAGAAGAATGGTATCCGTGTAACGGCTGCTGGTATTAAGAAACAAGAAGTACAATGTAAAAAATGTGGTCACTATCATAGGTTGCCATTGATTAAAGTTTGATTGATAATAAACAGTTATTAGACTTCGGTCTGGACTTCAATTTAGATGTTCCAGATGAAGCGGATGACAAATTTAGAGTCATCCCACCAAATGAGTACGTCCCTGCTTGGGAGGAGGAAGTTAAACGCTACCTCCTCATAAGTGGGGATTTGCCCAAAAATACCACTCTATATAAACATATAGACCTAAATCCTAATCTGTCTAAGCCTGAGCTTAAAAAGTGGGAACTAGAACAGATTAAGCGTTGCCGCACTGGCCATAACGGAATGGTAGGGAAGATGTACTTCTTCTACAACTTCTGTTGGATACAGGGACAGAAAAAGAAAATACGTCCTGACTTTCGTATGATCGACAACGTGTGGTTCGAATTCATCGAATCCTGTCAGAAATCAAATGAATGGGGGATAATCTGCGTAAAGCGTAGACGTGTTGGGGCTTCATGGAAAGAAGCGGCTGACGTACTCCACGACTGTCTATTTAATGAACACTTTAACGTAGGGATGAATTCTAAGACAGAGCGCGACTCTATATCCTTATTTAACAAGGTGAAATTCTTATACGAACATTTACCTGCATTCTTACGCATCCCAACTACCAAGAGTAATACAAAGAACTTCTTAGACTTCTCTTACGTAGTAACAGACAAACAAAAGAACAAAACCACTAAAGGTAACTTCTCCACTGTACTGGCGGTTGCCCCAACGGATAACGCATACGAGGGCTTGATGCTTGCTAAGTGGGTATGTGACGAGGCTGGGAAGATTAAGAACCTAGCTACGCTTTGGCAATACACTGAAGACTGTTTAATGCAGGAAACTCGTAGAGTTGGGATGCCCATTATCTTTGGTACGGCTGGGGATATAGGGGCTGAAGGTAGAGACTTAGAATATATGTGGAGAAACTCCCATCAGTATAAGCTAAAGAGATTCTTCTTTGCTGGTTGGATGGGATTAACATCAGATGAATATGGCAATGACGACAGGGAAAACGGGATTAGATGGATTGTATATGAAAGGCATAGACGTGAAGGACTTAGGATTGAAGAACTTAATACATTCATACAAAAGTATCCCCTCACCGTACCGGAAGCGTTCACCGTTACAACATCGGCTGGTGTTGGCAATGTCGTCAAGATCAAGGCCCAGCAGCAAAACTTAAGAGAAGAAGCTGCAAAAGCCGTTCGTGGTAGGTTTAGAATGAGTGGTAAAGGAGCCGTAGATTGGGTGCCTGATCCAAAAGGACACTGTATTGTGTACGAACATCCTGAACCATCCGTAGAAAGTCTCTATATAGGGGGCTGTGACCCCGCTGACCACAACGATACCTTTGATGAGGTCTCTGACTTGTGCCTCTATATATTAAAGAGACAGCAGGGGACTAACCCTGCCCGCATAGTTTTCGAGTACTTAGATCGCCCAAGTGACGTAACTGAGTTCTACGAACAGGCTATGATGGCCTCAATCTATTACAATAAGGCTAAGATTCTAATTGAGCGTAACCGGTATGGAATGATTAACTTCTTTGAGAAAAGTGAGTATAAGTTCTTACTGGCTCGTTCTCCAAAAGGAATTATCAAGGTTACTAGTGGGAAAGCACAGACCTACGGGGTACAGATGACTCCGGCTAACAAAGAGTATTTAAAAGGGCTAATAGCCAAATATGTTGAAGACTTATATGAATTCATCCCGTCTTACGAGTTACTGGACGAATTTTTATACTTTGGTGCTCGTAACACTGATAGGGCAATGGCATTCGGAATTGCTCTTATGCTACTTGAGGATTATAATTATCCGATACAGACTACAGCTCAGGCCATATCGAAAACACCCCATTTCGGGTATAAACGAACATCTGACGGAAAAGTTCACCGGGTAATCTATCAAATAAAATAGGCATGGTATTTGTAGTAACACATAAAACGCGTTAAAAATAAAGAATGGGCCAATCAAAGAGTGGTGCTATGCCGTCTATTTTCGTTCCAGATAGCGAAAAGGACGAATCCTATCATAAACAATTCGTACAGAACATTGCCTCGAAATCCTTATTCTCAGGATATTCAGAGAGGCGTGCTATGATGGAAGAATGTGTAAATTTCTATCTTGGCCTCCAAAGTGGCGAAGAATTTGACTTTTTACAGAAAGCTGAAGATGGTGAAGTACTCCCTGCAAAATGGATGGACTTCAACAAAATTGCAGTTAAAATAGACTTACTCATTGGAGAACTCTCCCAGCGCGGCTACAAGATCAACGTAAAGGCATATAATAAAGATGCCATTTCCCGCAAACTAGAAGAAAAAGACCGTCTTTTGACAGAGATGCGTTTCCAGCCTATAGCCCAGATGCTAGAGGAGGATAACGGTATCCCCCTGCAAAGTGACGAGGCGTTCATACCAGAAACTCCACAGCAACTCGATATTTATATGGATAAGACATATAAAGAGAAAAGCGAGATTGTTATGCGGGCTATACTATCTTATTTAAGAAAGTATGACAATTGGGACTACGAACGTATCGCTACATTCCGTGATTTACTTATTATGGGGTGTGCCTTCCTTAAAAACGAAGTAGTAGACGGAATTCCTAAACTTCAGCGTGTTGACCCACGTTATATGATTTTTGACGTAAACGCGAAGGATGACTTCCTTTCTGACTCCACTTATTGGGGTGAGGTTTGCTACATGAGTTTAGGAGAAATAGTTAAGACATATAAGATTTCTAAGAAAGAATTTGAAGAAGCCTTCAAGACCTATAGTGACTGGTCACAGAACCAGATTCAATACGCACAATACTCTGTAGACTTTAGCTTCGTAGACCGTAACTCACGGATGCGTCTATTTAAGAACGAAGGAGGAGAGATAAGGGCCCTTGTAATTAAGGGTTACTGGCAAGACTTTAAAGTGATGAAACACAAGATCTCGCCAGATAAGTATGGCCAAGAACACATTAAGAGGGTTGAAGAAGAAAAAGAAGGTGAGCGGGTAGATAAGACGCCTATCCAGATATGGAGACAGGGCACCTTAATAGGTGGAAAATTTCTGAAAGATTTTGGGGTTATGAAGAACCAAGATCGCTCCGTGGATAACATCGCAACTACAACCCCTCCCTATGTCGCACTAATACCTAACTATCTCAATGGGGCAATCGTCTCTAAGGTACAGCGCTTAAAACCATTACAGAATCTTAAAAATATTGCCATGTACCGTGTAATGCTAGAAATTGGTAGAAGCGGTGGCAAAGGATTTATCTATGATATAGCACAGCTTCCTAAAGGCTGGGATATTCATACGGCATTAAAATATCTAAGAACAACAGGTATATCGTTTGTAGATTCCTCTGTTGAGGGCGCTGGTTCATTTAACCAGTTCAAGGATATAGACATGGGGTTATCACAGTCAGTAACCCAATTTCTGGAACTCTCAATGTTTTTAGATAGAGAGATGGATTCCATTAGCGGTGTCAACGAAGCCCGTCAGGGTCTAGTACAAGGCGCCTCTCAGGCTGTGGGAGTGACGAACTCGGCTCTACTCCAATCCAACCTATCTACTTCGATGTACTTTACATTGTTTAGCCAGATGTTTACCAAAGCCATGAATAAGCAAGCAGGTCTTGCTAAAATTGCATGGGCAGGTAAAGAACGCTTTGCGGCTATAATTGGAGATACAGGAATTAACTTCTTAGAAGAAGATATAGAACTTGACTTAAATGATTATAATGTATTCATAGAAGAAGTTCCACCTGCAATGGCAGATCAGCAAATGTTCTACCAACTAGTAATGGCAGGAGTACAATCAGGGCAGGTACCATTAGTACAGGCTATGAAGGTTCTCATGGAGAAGGACGTAGACGAGGCTATTATTATGCTTGAACTGGAAATGAAGAAAGCCGAGCAAGCACAAGCCGAACAGCAGGATCAACTCGCCCAACAAGAGCAGCAGGCTATGATGGCTCAGCAGCAGCAAGCTGAACAGGCAAACCAAGCTAAACTACAAACCCAACAGATGAAATCTCAGGCAGAAATGCAAAAGATTATGACTCAAGGTAAATTAGATTTGAAACAAGGAGTTTTAGGGTTTAAACAGAGTCTAGCCATGAAGAAAATAGATATGGCTATACAACAACAAAAAGCAAAGGAACAAGCTGCAAAACGCGCCAAAACCGCTAAAAAGTAATTTTGGCACTAAAATTGTAGCATGAAATATTTCACTAATATGCCCTCTTGTTACTAAAACTAAATCAGCTATATCTGTTACTGACCAACCTAATTCCCCTAATCGCCTAATTCCTTTTATTTGAAATTCTGTTAATTTTTTACTTGGGTTTGTACCATCGGTCTTAAAGATTTGTTTAAATCTACCAGCAGCGATTGCATATTTAGTATTTTGACTATGTGTACACCATTCTAAATTATCAACCCGATTATTTGTTGGATTATGATCTTTATGATGTACTACTTTATAATTATTAGGATTTTCTAAAAAATACTCAGCAACTAATCTATGCCCCATTACAAATTTTGATTTTCTTCTTGAGATTGATAATGCAAACTTAGCATATTTTTGATTCCTACTTGTCATAGGAGTTAATACTTTATGTTTGCTTTTAACATTACCAAGATTGGAAACCCAATATTTTCCTTCAAATCCTTTAATTTCTTTGTAGATTTCCTCCATAAATTTTTACGTTTATGGAGGATTACTACAAATCTTATGCCAAGTGTTCGCTCGACATCACCAAAACTTTACGAATTACTTCTAAGTAGGCAATTGCGGTTAGCCAAACGGAGTGCCAAGCCAAATTAATTCAACCCCTGTACGTCGACAA